GTGTTGAGAATTTAGGTGCCTTCTTCATTTCTGCGAAGGATTGCGTAACTGTTTCTAGTTTTCTCTCAACAGTTTTCTTGTATTTAAAGACTGAATATAAAGAATCATTTGCCAAATCGGTGATTGGTTATTTGTCTAGTTATTTGAGTGCTGATTTTAATCCCCAGACAGGTCAGTTTGGGGTTAATCCCGTTGATGAGAAACCTAGATGGCTATCGTTGTTTAGGAATTTGCAAGAGAATTGGTCTCTTGCAGTTCGGAATGAAGGGTTTAAGAAAATATCACATATTCTGAGTCTCTGTTTGGCTTTAGGATTATGCGATTCTGCTAACCTTGATTTTCGAATTGGAGGCATGAAAATGTTCTCCGTCGGTGCGTTAGCCAAACATGCATCGGCTATGGACTTGATTGATGCAGTATTTCAAACCATCGCATATTTTGTTGAAGGTGGTTATGCTTGTTTTGAAAGAAAGTCTATTAGGCCGTTGCTGTATGGCAACATGGAGATGGAAGAGTTTGAAGATTCTTTTGCCCAGTGCCAACGTTGTCATGATTATGCACAGTGTGGTAATCTTGAAAAATGCGAAGGTATAATGGAGAATGATTACGAAGCTCTTTTGGAAAAATGCATAGAGAAAGCTAGAATGTTACAGACGTCAAGTAAAGGCGCCGTTGAGAAAAATATATTTGGGCGAAAGCTTGAGATGCTTCGACAATGGCAAGTAACGTTTCGGCAAACTCGCGTGCAGGGTGGACTACGTATAGCTCCATATTCAATTGGAGTTTATGGTGGTACATCCGTTGGTAAGTCGACCATTGCTAATATTTTAATGGTTACTACGTTAAGGCGCAATGGTTTTCGCGCTTCTGACGATAGGATCATTACGATTAATGAATCTGATAAGTACATGTCAAATTATCGCTCCCATGTTAATGGAGTTTTAGTTGATGATATTGGCAATACTAAGGCTGAGCATGTTGAGCGTGCTCCCACATCATTGATGATTCAATTGGTTAACAATGTTCGTATGTATGCAAATATGGCCGATCTTACCATGAAAGGAAAAGTGTCTGTTGAGCCTATGGTCGTTATTAGCACAAAGAACGTTAAGGATAGTTGTGCTACGGTATATTCTAATGAGCCCGCTTCAATTACACGTCGTGATCGGGTTACTATTACTTGTAGGGTAAAAGATGAGTATTCCGTTCATCATATGTTAAATGAAGATAAAGTCCGTCGCGCCTTTCCTGGCGGGACACCCGATATTCCCGATTTATGGGATATTACTGTGGAAAGATCTTTTCCTGTTCCCAGTAAGGTATTGGGAGGCACAGCAGAAGTAGGATGGGAAATTGTAGAGCATGAAGGAAAGCAGCTTAGGGATATTGGACTTCCCGAGCTGATACGTTGGATTGGACAAGATTCAGAAAAATATTTTACTCACCAGCATGAATTGGTTGCTAAGAGTAATAATCTTGACCAACGACTTCAGATGTGCCCAGTATGTAATCTACCTACACCGCAGGTTTGCGTGTGCATACCTGCTGATAAGATTTTGGATAATCAAATCGGTGAAAGATTTGTTGCTACCACATCTTCCAGACTACGTGAATGGTGGCAGTGGTTACAATTCCATATCTTTTGGATTGCATATTGGACTGATGCGAGTATTAGACCAACGGTTCAAGAACTTTTGGAACGTTTGGATCGGTTTGAGACTTCGCATTGGTGTATATGGACAAATTGGATACCTCGAGGGTGGCTCGAGATGGAATGGATGAGAAATGTTATTTGGTTTACTCGTGCAACTTCGTTGTTCGATCGCATTCGATATTCTTTTATGAATCATGTTTTGGCTATTTGGATTATCATTATTTTATCAATATTTGTACATTATCACTTCATCATTTTACTTACATGTCCGATACTCGGTATTGCAGGCATCATAGAATTTGAGAAACAGAGATTATATAGTGAAATAGCGGCTGATAACGCAGCTATGCCTAGAGTTTTTCGAATGTACCGTGATAGACACATAGAGTGGATAACTGGTACTTGTGCTGTTATTGCAACCTTGTATGCGTTTACACAGGTTTGGAAGGCCTTGAGAACTACTATGGTTCCACAGGGAAATTTGGCTCCTACGTCACTTTTAGACATTAAGGAGCGTGATTCTGAAGTTAATCCCTGGGCTGGGGTTAAAGTTAGTGCAATGCCGTGTTCAGAGAAATCCAAAACCACCACTCCTGATCGCTTGGAGAAAATGGTGCAAGATAATCTCTGTCATATGACAACTAGTTTAATAGATAATGGGAAGGAGCGCATATTTCATTGTGACGCTTTCTTTCCAAAATCGAATGTTGCTATTGTCCCAAATCATATGTGGATGTCTGACGACATTAAGGCCAAGTTTACTCGCCACGATCCTAGCCTGATCGGTGGCAATTTCGAGTGTTATTTGTATCGTAAATACAGCGTCGAGATACCGAAAACAGATTTCTCGGTTGTATGGGTACCAAATGGAGGAGATTGGAAGGACTTAACAGAGTACTTTCCATTGGAGGCTTTTAATAGCGTTCCGGCACGGTTGACCTTTAAGCAACAAGATGGTACTTGTATTAGTTCCAAATTGTTAATGGAGGTTGGCAATATTTCTACACGTGCCGCCAATTTTTTCGGTGCAAAATATAACCTTAGTTTTCCGACTTTTGAAGGTTTATGTATTGCAACCTTGATAACTGAAACTAAAGGACCACTTATAGGTGGGTTTCATTTAGGCGGAAGGAACGGCTATACACGAGGATGTAGTGGGTTATTGTTAAAAAGCGAGTTTGATAGAGCATATCAGTGTTTAAACGAGTTGGATGGAGTACTGTTGTCGAGGAGTTCTGGAACTATTCCAAAAGAACTTTACGATGTACAGTTTTTTGAGAACACAGATGTTCATTTCAAAAGCCCGATCAATTACTTGCCTGAAGGAACTAATTGTAAGTATTATGGACAAGTTAGAGGTCGTGCTACATATCATTCAGAGGTAGAACCCACTATTATATCTAAACACGTGGAGGACGTGTGTGGAGTGCCCCAGAAATGGGGTGGTCCCAAATTTCGAAAAGGATGGCCTTGGCAGGCATCTCTGCAGTATTCTACTAAACCTTCGTGTGGAATTGAAGGTTCATTGTTAGAACGAGCTGTAGATGATTACATCAAAGGCTTCCTTAGGACATTATATTATATTCCAAGTTTGAAATTGGACGTAAGACCATTGTCGGAAATGGAAACGGTGTGTGGTATCGATGGACTTCGATTCATTGATAAAATGCCACCATCAACTTCTATTGGTTATCCGTTATCTGGTCCGAAATCAGATTTTCTTACATTATTGGAACCAAAGGGTCATCCTACTCATCAGTGTCCCGCTGTATTGGACCAGCGTTTTTGGGATCACGCATATGAAATGGAAGAGCTCTATATAAAAGGAGAAAGAGCTTATCCCATCTTTAAAGCGTGCTTGAAAGATGAACCCACTAAACTGACCAAGGATAAGGTCAGAGTGTTTCAGGGAGCACCCGTTGCATTACAATTGTTAGTGCGTAAATATTATCTCCCTGTTGCACGAGTTTTATCCATGCTTCCATTTGCATCTGAATGCGCCGTAGGTATTAATGCTCAAGGTCCTGAATGGAATCAGTTGGCCGAGCATGTCATGCGTTATGGAAAGGATCGCATCCTTGCTGGTGATTATAGTAAATATGATTTGCGTATGCCAGCACAGGTTATGTTTTCCGCTTTCCGTATTATGATGGATATTGCTGAGGAGTGTGGATATTCCAAACGTGATTTGATTGTCATGGGAGGTATTGCTACCGATATTTGCTATCCTCTTATGGCTTATAATGGAGACTTAATACAACATTATGGATC